TGAGTGCGGCGCGCATTCGGGCGCGTAACCTCAGAACAGCGTCTAAGTCCAGCGGCTCACGCCCTACAGCATCCAGCACCTCGCCGACCAACCCCTCCAGCACATCCGCCCGCTCATCCGCTGCGGCCAGCAGGGCTTGCAGTGCGTCGATCTTGGATCGCTGGTCGCAGACAATCTTCCAGTGCTTGGTGATGCCCTCTTTCAGCCTGGCGGTTACCTGGTCGAAGTCGGCGCCCAACACAACGTTGATTCTCCCCAGCGCAGAGCCTTCAACAAGCCCGGCCTCGGTGACGTGGTATCGCTTTACTTCACTCATGATTCTTCTCCCGTGCGCGTAGTTCGGCCATTTCCGCCTGCCGGGCCTTGCTGCATTTGTCGTGGTTGCCGTGGGCGCGGGAATATCCGCACTGGTCACAGATGGTTTGCAGGTCCAGCGGGCGCATCGGCGCGCCGCGGATCTTCACGGTTCGGCGAAGGGCGGTCATGACGGCAGGGCCTTGATAGCCAGCTTGCCGAGTGCCCGAACAAGGCGTTTAGCGTTGCCGAACTCTTGGCGGGCGTCCTTCCTTGCGAGAATCAATCCCCAGGCCGCAAGGCAATGCGGGCAAGCCCCCTCGGATTCTTCATCCCAGCCGGTTAGCTGGTCTGTGATTTCTTCCTGGTCGAGACGGCGCTCAGAGCAGTAATCGCTTACGGTTGCGGTGAGGGCTTGATGCAGGTGATGGTTGACGCGGCTCTTATCCCAAAGAGGCGACTTTTCGTCGTACACCTTGTAAGCCTCGATGGTGATCGGACACTGCTCAAGGGTGGCCACGATGGCTTTCTTGATTCTGGTCAGCTCGGCGGCGGCTGATTCGTAGCGGATGAGCGCTGTTACTGCTCGTTCGCTGAGTGGTGGCTTGCTCATCACGCCCCCTTCAACATATCAATAACGATCTTGACGCCGCTGGCCACGCTGGATGGCCGTGTTGCGGCGTACCGGGTCAGGTCTGCTATGGCCTTGGTCCGCGTCGGCTCGCGCCGGATGGACGCGCCCAGGCCCTGCACGAAGTCGGTGGCCCAGCGCTTGCCCTCCAGTTCCATGACTCGGTTGATAGGGCCGGTGATGATCAGTTCGGGGAGCGGCTCGTTGGCCAGGACTGGCGGGAGCATCTTGGGTTTCGGCTTGGGCGCCTGGAACTGGCGGTCGAGCGCGTCCGCCAGCGCTTTAAATGCTGTTGGGTTCATTGGGAGATGCCTTTAAATGTCGAGGAAGGCGGCAACAAACTCCGTCGCCGTTTCAAGGTTGATAGCGTTTCCGTAGGCGCGCAGTCGTCCCACTCGGGCGGTAGCCCCATGAGCCAGCGGGAATGTGCCGGGTTCAACTGGCCTCCACTTTCCATCCCGGCAGAAGAGCCAGTCAGCATCTGCCCACTGGCCGTTAACCGGGCCGGCTGATCCGGTACCAGGGTGAATGCCTGCTCGCTCAATGGCTTTCCTCGCCCCTGGTCCAGACGTCCCGCCAGGAACTCCGGCGTGGCTGATGCGCTCTTCCAATCCCTTGTTGTTGTTGTTGCCCAGCCCGCCAACGCAACGATCTGATTGAGTGGTCTGCCCGTGTCCCATGGACGGGCGTCCTTCGCTCCCCGCGATGCGTCTGCCGCTGTCGCTGTCGGCCAGCCTGCCGTCAACACCTGATGGCACAACTGAACTTGGCCTGGGCCATTTCGATTTCCCAGCCTGGCGTCCACGGTGTTCGGACTGCGCCACCCAATACACCCTGTCTCGGATGTGCGGCGCACCGACGCCCGCAGCCGGAAACGGGACGGCCCCGAAGGCGTATTCCATGGCTTCCACGTCAGCGTGTACAAGGTCGACCCAAGGCTCGACAGCCTTGCTCGCAACCTGTTCTCCAAAGATGACTGGAGGCTTGCACTGCTTGATGAGCCAGGCAAAAGACGGCCAAAGGTGCCTTGCGTCCTCAAACGCAGCTCCAAGGCCTGCCGAGCTGAAAGGTTGGCAAGGACAGGAACCTGTCCAAACAGGTCGATCATCGGGCCAGCCGGCGCGCCGTAGTGCGAGGGACCAGACACCGACGCCGGCGAAGAAGTGGCATTGCGTGAATCCGCGCAAGTCGCTGGGGTGGACATCTTCAATACTCCTTTCGTCAACGACGCCGGGCGCGATGTGCCCGGCCTCGATCAGATTTCGAAGCCACTGGGCGGCGTACGGGTCGAACTCGTTGTAGTAAGCCGCCAATGCAGACCTCCTTTAAGCCACCTTGGCCGGTGGGTTCATGGCGAAGTAGATGCGGGCGCAGGCTTCGGTGTCGGGTCGTGCGCGGTGGCCACCGACCAGTTCCTCACCGGTGAAGTGCAGCAGGGCCTCGGCCACGGTTGGTTGCTTAAATTGCTTGCCGAAGCCCGCACGGATCATCTTTTCAGTGGGCGGGCACTGCACTAGATTCTTGCTCGACTGGCAGGTGCAGTACTTCGGACCGTCTTTGAATTCGTCGGCGGTGGCGTCGTCTATGAAGCGTTTCAGGCCAATGCGCAAAATGCGGTCATCGAACGAGACGTTATGCGCAACCCGCAAACCTGCCTGGGCCATGACGCTCATGAAGCCGGCAACCGCTTCGGCCTCGGGGATACCCTGCTCCAGGGCCATTTCGGTGGTGATTCCGTGAATCGCTGCAACATCGTCAGGGATCACCCAGCCATCGGGCTTCACCATTGCTTCGAACGAGTCCACCAGCACGCCGTCAGGGGTGTAGAGCAGCGCGCAGATATCGACGATGTGAGGCTGGTCGGGGTGTTCGCTGGGAGACTTGAACAGAGGCAAGCCGCTGGTTTCGGTATCGAAGAAGCAAATCAGATCGGACATGGCGGTTTTCCTTTGGGCAAAACAAAGGCGCCCGTAGGCGCCTGGTGGTGTTGCTGGTTGCTGTGTCAGCCGGCTTTCTGCAACTGGACGTCGCCGCCAGCGGTGCCGTTCTCGATCCAAATGACCTGGAAGTCGTCGGGCAGCTTGGTTGGCTTCTCTTTGAGGGAACCGCAGATGATTGCTTGCATGCTGCCGGCCTTTGCCAGGTTGCGCAGAAGCCCCAGCAATTGGGCACGCACCGCAGGCAGCAGCACGTCGAAGCGGTCCATCAGCACCAGGTTGAGGCCGGACGCCAAGGCAATGGCCAGGGCGATCAATGCATCACAGCGCCACTTTTCCGACTCAGACAGCAGGGCGTACAGACGACTATTGGCGGTTATTGCCATTTCGCCGCTGATTGCCACGGTTGGCCAGCCAGCCGTTGCCGAAAGCGTGGCAAGGCTTGCGTTTATTGGCTCCAGGGCACCGGCCAGAATTTCGCCGGGGATGCCGTCCGGCGCCAGGGCAGCGGCGATCAGCGTCCAGTCCTTCACGTCCTGGTGGTGCTTGGCCGCCTCGGTACCGCGCTTGTGGGCGCCAGCGATCAAGTCCAGGCGCTCGGCCATCATTTCCACCTTAGCCTTGGCGCTGTCCCGCGTATTGCGCTGTACAAGCAGGGCCTTCTCGACACGTTCAACCATCGCGTCAGTGACTTCCTCGCCGGCGGATGCATTCAGCGCTTCAAGGTCACGGCCTGCCTGCTCCGCTGATTGAACCGCCTTGGTGTCGTTGGCCTGGGTGCGGGCCATCAGGTTGTACGACTCGTTGGCCGTTTTCAGTTCCTGCTGGGCCTCGGCAAGCTTTTTCGTTTCTGCGGTCTTGCCCTTGAACACCTCGACAGCCTGGCCAACCACCTTGAGCTTGACGCCACAGCTCGGGCAGTCGCACGAGCTTTCACCACCGCTGAACGCCTGAACCTTCACCTCGGCTTCGCTGACCTTGCCGCGCCACAGTTCCAGCTCTTTGGTGGTGGTTTCCAGCTTGGCCTGTGCCCGTGGCAGCAGGGCGAACGCCTCGGCCAACTCCACCTTGCGGGCAGCAGCTGAAACAGTGGCTTGGCGCTTGGCATTCAAACCGCCCAGGTGCTGGTTACCTTTTTCGATTTCGGCAGCGGCGGCAGTCAAAGCCGACTGAGCCTGAACCAAATCATCTTGGGTAACCTCAGGCGTGCCCTCTGGCAGTGGGTCGATGGTGACGATCCAGCCTTCGGCCTTATCGCTGCCGTAAGCCTCACCGGTGATGGCCTTCCAGGCACCACGGCTTTCGCTGGTGTAAGTCTTGGCTTCATCCATTGCAGCGGCAAACCCGCGCAACAGCAGAGGCTTGATCTTCTCGACTTTGGCCGCGTTACATCCGCGCTCTGCCAGCTTTTCCACCACCACCTGGGGTTTGCCGCTGGACTTGGTCAGGGCGAACAGCAGCGAGCGGCGCGCCTTGTCGTCCAGCCTGGCGAATGCTTCGGGGTTCAAAACGTAGGTCAGGTAGTCTTGGCCCTCGATATCGTTCCGCTCCAGCGTTCCCTTGGGTAGGGTAATGCTGCTGGCGACACCGTCGTGCCCGATGATGATTTGGCCTTTCTTCTCGCCCTCGGTGATCAGCTGGGCATAGTCCTTTTTCAGGGAGACCCGGGCGGCTTCGCCCAGGGCCAGGCCAATGGCTTCTTTGAGGCTGGACTTTCCAGCGCCATTCAGGCCGCAAACCATGGTGATGGGTGCGGTGGTCAGATCCAGGTTTGCGCTGCGCAAGCCCTGGAAGTTCTCGACGTAGATGGATTCGATACGCATGGCTTACTCCACACTCAAGTTTTGGCCGAGGTCGTCCAGGGTTGCGATGACCGTGTAAGTGTTTTCGGTCCAGGTGTCGCCCTCAATGAGCAGTTCCACCACCTGGTTGTCGATAAGGCGCAGGAGCAGGGTTTCTGCTTGCTCGCTGCTGATGGCCAGGCGGCTTTGCATCCAGTCGATGCCAAAGCTCGGTGCCGCTTTGAGGACGATCAGCTGGGCCGCGTCGTCGTAGGTGAACTCGCCGAACTCTTTGCCAACCTCGGCAAATTCTGATACTGGCCGGGCTTCACCGGTTCGCTCGGCCAGGTCATCGGCGGTGCCCAGCGGGTGTTCGCCGTCCGGTTCGTCTGGCCCTGCGCCGCCGGCGAACAGGTTACCGGTGAGGTCGCTGACGTGAAGCGGCAGATCATGTTGATCCCGATCTGGCTGAATGAAGTCAAGCCCTTCGTTGTAGTCGTCCGGGGCCATAACCAGTAGGCAGATGCGGCCAGCGCTGTCGATCAGGTCGTGCCGGTTCGGGTCTTTTGCATCAACGATCGATGTCAGGGTCAGTTGTTTGGAGTTGAACTTGACCTCTTTCATCGTCACTTCGATGGTCGAGACGTTGCGGGAGCTGATGATTGAAATGGCGTTGTGCACCGCCTTTTCAGCCGCTTCCGTCAGGCGGTCGATAACTTCCTGTTGCTGGCCTTCGTTCAGCTTGCCGTAGGGCGAGTGCAGGTTTTTCAGTTCGAACAAGCCGGATTCGACCAGGTCATGCACCAGCAGCTCGTGCGCCAGGTAGGACGGCGGCAAACCTGACAGGCGTGCACGGTCAATGATGTCGCGGTGTTCAGTCTTCATTGGTAACCCTCAGTGCTTGGCGATGCGCTCAAGCTTCGATTGTTGAGCCGGGCTCAGGTTGGTATGGGCGCCGTAACGGTTGAAGCTGGCGCGGATGTTCTCGACGAATTCAAGTTCCCAGCCGCCGCTGGCGTGCAGCTCAGCGGAGACCAGGATTGCGGCGAATTCCTCAATGCTGTCGTAGATATCCAGGACTGATTGAGAGGGCATGACGGCTACTCAACTACGAGGCCGTCGGTGTCGGCGGGTGTAACTGTTTCAGCGGTTTTTGTTGCGGTTTCGGCCTGTTCTGTCGCGGAATCGGCCTTGTCTGCAACAATTTCCGCCTCTTGTGCATCATCTTCCTGGTCCGGGATCGGCGGTGCAGATTGGTTCTGTAGTTCATCCAGGTTTACTGCGAAGTTGCCAGCACCATCAGGTTTGGCGTCGATGAAGTCGTGCACTTCCTCGGCGCTTTGCAGGCCCATCAGCAGCTCCGGTGCGTACAGGCGCCCGAAGAAGCTGGCGCAGCGATAGCGCAACATCAGTTCGGGGATGGTCTGCCATTTGCTGCCCTTTTTCGTCAGCCAGCCTTCATCAAGGGCCATCTGTATGGAAACCACCGGGGACTCAAGGCGCTCGCCGGTTTCCTTCTCGATGGCCCAGGCCATGCAGGTCTGGTGACGGACCTTGATAGTTTTGGTGATTTCGTTCGGGCGCTTCTTACCGCCACCGGCCGGGGTCACCCATTCGGTGACGGTGTAGGGAACTTCGATAACGTCGCCCGGCTCGCCCAGGACAAAGCGCAGCGATGAATACCGGCCGCAACTGTTGATCGACGCGATGATGAACGCACTGGACCAGCTCGGGCGCCCTTCGATGATGTGCAGATTCTGCATGATCATCAGCGGGTCGGCGTTCATCCGCTGGGCCATGTTCAGGGCAACGGCGCAGTTCGCAATGCCGGCGCTGTTCTTCTCGTAGCCGGTTACCAGACCGCCCTGCTTGATTTCCTTGTAGGCTCGGTAAGCCACGGGAACCATGGTGGAGCTGCTGAGCATGTTGGAAACGCGCAACAGCTGGTCGAAACCGCCGCTGGTAAGGAACCCCATCGGCATATCGGTTTTAGGTTTGGCGACTGCACTGGTCTGCATTTCCGCCAGAGTGGTGGTTTGTTGGGTCATGGTCATTTACTCGTGGTAGGGACAAACGGACCAGCGCGGGCAGTACTTCGCGCTGCACAGAAAACTCTGTGGGTTGGGGGGAAACAGACCAGTGCGGAACATCTCGGCGCCGATCTGGATAAGCCCGGGGAATTCCTCGGTGCCCACCATCATTGCCTTGGCGCCGCGTATCTCGCCGATGCCAGTTTCGGGCTTGCCCTTGGTCTTGAGCCCGATGATGTGGGCCGGGGCGGTGCAGGGCTCCCCGGTGGTGTGCTCTTCTAGGATTTCGTAGGTGCCGATCTGCGGGCTATGGCCCTTGGTCTTGGCCACACCGTCGGTGACCGCCGCGCCGCCGCTCTTTACGTCGGCGATGCCTTTACCGTCGCCAGCCTTGCAGATGCGCGCCCGGTCGAGCTGGCCTGTCAGCCGAATGATGATGCCGCCGCCGCAATCGATGTCCAGCGGCTTGGCTGTTCGCTCAACGGCCACGAATTCATAACGCGGGCTGATTTCGTTGCAGTACCTGGTGTGCAGTGGCAGCGCGATACGCTCGGCTTCGTTGAGCGTCAGCTTGTCGGCCTTCCAGTTCACGTCGTATTCCGGATTGCGCAGCGTGTGCAGCAGCATTTCGGCGGTGTCGTAGGCCGACAGGTCGCTGCCGTTCATGCGGGAAACATCGAACGCAGCGGTGCCGGCGTGGATCGCGGTACCGAGGTGGGCGCGGCCACTGCTCGGTGACCGGTGCCCGAGGATGTGTATCCACTCCCATTTATAGGCGCAGTCGAACAGCGAACCCCACGATGAGGCCCGCACGGTTGTGACGGACATGGCTTTTACCTATTGAGTGATCAGGCCGCCGATTGCGGGGCCCAAGAGAACGATGGTGAGGAAGGTCAGGCCGACGATGGCCGAGGTCCAGCGGATGGCGCGCCGCCGGTCGCGCTGGCGGGTGGTCATCCGGAAGCGCCCATCATGTCGTCGCCGTAGCACTCGCCATTGCAGACTTCACTACCGCATTCGGAGCATTGGTCCACGGGCTGCACATCCTCTTGGCAGTTTTCCCCGCCACAATGCGGGCACTTGGTGCCTGTGAGGTTGCCGTATGGGCCAATCCAGTGGATGCCGAACCTGTTGCACTTGCTGCAAATCATTGTCATGACACCCTCGCAATCAGCATGCCGCGCCGCGTTTCGAGTTTCAGCGGGCGGGGCAAATCAGTGACCAAAAAAAAGCCCTGACGGCGCAGGACTTCAACAAGTTGGGCGGATGTTCGGCAGATGATGGTCACGGTGCACACCTCCGGATGTCGGCGAGAAAGGCCTCGGACTGGATTGAGTAGATGCGGTGCAGCCGGCCAACGTAGTGCCGGTGTTCATCGATGTCGATGGCACCCACCGCGTGGGCCATTTCAATGGCCATGCTCGTTTCAGCGTGCAGCGTGGCAGATGAATCACCGGCGTTTAGCAGGACAAACCGCGAGTCGATCATGTCCAAGGCGACCTGATGTTGGCGGCGGCTCATGCTGCCCACCGTTGCCGGCACTTTCGGGCGTCAATCTCGTACCACAGCGCCTTCTCGATCATCGGAACGTAATCCACGCTCTCGGCAATTACGGCCAGCTCCATCTGGCACACGTCCATCGGAACGCCGTCGGCGTCGTACATGGTCCCGGCGACCACATTGAACGTCAGCTCCCGGCTTCCATTCGCGATCCCGGCTGGCGGAATGTCCTCGCAGTACGTCACCTCCACCTGGAGGACAAACCCCTCAACAATTATTTCGTGATTCACGATGCCTCCATGGTGGCCGATCGGCCCAGCCGGTCTTTGTAATTGGTGAAACTGTTTCTTTCCGATTGCCGCCAAGGGTGGCTCTCTGGCTGTCTTCTGGCTTTTGGAATTCCGGCGGGGCAGATCAAAGCTTGCTCAAGCGTCATTCCGAGCTTATTGATACGGTGAACGACCGTGTTCTTGTGGACAGCTCCGAACCTATTCACCAATGCCCCAAGGGTGTCTGTCACGCCGAATGCTGTGTATTTGGGATGATGGAGAGCTGCGCACCTCAAAAGCCTTTCGCGGTTTTCCTGGCTCTGAGGGATGCCCCTGCGTGAGTCATGTAGGTCGCGCCGTTGCTGTTGAGCCAGAAGGCTTTTATGTGGCTCGCACCACTCAATGTCCTCAAGGCCAAGTACTTTTAGGTAGTCAGGAAATACCGAAGGCCAGAAGCCGAGCAGTTGTGCTGTGTGGGATTTGCTTAGATTGCGACCCGCACATTGGCGGATAAACGCTTCGTCTTTGTTCATGCACGTCTCCATGCGGGCTGGTTGTTTTCCCAATACACCCGTCGCCAGGTGCATCAGTGAAAATTTCCGTTGTCTTGCACGCCTACACCTACAATTCGTCGTTCTTGTCCAGGCGACGGTTTAGGAGGTATGCATTGCAGAGGCTAAGGATGATTGCTGCCAAGGCGGCGAGGTCGATTGACCGCATCACGAACGCCCCGGTGGTGCTTGTGATGAAAGTGCTTTCCGTCACAGGGATCACCAGGGCAATGACAAGGGCTGCTGCCAAGGCAATTCGCAGGGAACGCTTGATGCGTGCCTCGATAATCCTTATGTCGCCTTTGCTGGTGTTCTTCATGGTTTTCGTGATCCTGGGGTTGGCTGGAGCCTGGAAGGCCAGCACCACCGGGGATGCAGTCATCCAGGTTCTGAGGTCGTTGGTTTTGCTGCTGACGGCCCTTAGCACCTTGTTTTTCAAATCCCGTAAGGTGCGGCGCCAACATCTGATGCACGCTGCTCGGCGCGAGCGCTCTGCATTGCATCGTAGGAACCGGTAAATCTGGCCGCTGTTACACGCCACCTGCGGACTGGGCGATTACTTTCTCGGGGGCCTTCGGGGCCCGACAGTCAGCCTTCACTGACACTCCACTTACCGGCCCTGCCGCGCCGGACTGGGGGAGGCCCCC